AAGTAAAAATCTACCTTTAGACAACAGAAAAACTTTTTGCGTAATGAGGATAACTTTTACATCATTTACGATCAAGAAGAACAAAAAAGAATTGGAACGGTAAGTGCATACAACTTTAGAGAAAAAAGTAAATCATGTGAAGTTGGAAGAATTTGTGTAAGCAGTCCTTTTAGGAGAAAAGGATATGCTTATTTTGGATTAATTAAACTGGTTAATTTACTGGTTAAAAAACAGAATGTGAAAAAGATTTTTGCTTATATCAAAGAGGACAATGAAGCATCAAGAAATCTTTTTAAATTATGCGGGTTTGAAGAAGGTAAAAAAATTGATGAGGATAAGGTTGAATTTATTTGGAGTTGTAAGTAATGGAAAAGGAAAAAAGAAAAAAGAGTTTTCCAGTTTTTAGACCCTGTTATGGCAAGGAAGAAATTGATTCCGTTACAAATGTTTTAAAATCTGGATGGGTTGGCCTTGGCCCAAAAACAGCAGAATTTGAAAAAGAATTTGCAAATAAAATAGGAGTTGGAATAAAAAATTGTATTTCAGTTAATTCATGCACTGCCGCTTTAGAAATTGCTGTGCGGTTGAGTGATGTTAAAGCAGGCGAAAAAGTTTTAGTTCCAACAATGACATTTTGTTCGACCGCACACGCTGTAACTTATAATCAAGCGGAACCTGTTTTCATTGATTGTGATTATCTTTTGCAAATGGATTACCATGGAATAATGAAATCAATTGAGGAAAACAAAAAGAAAATCAAGGCAATAATTGTAGTACATTTTGGAGGACGTATTCATCCAAACATTTTGCAAATTTCTGAATATTGTTCAAAAAACGATATTTACCTAATTGAAGATTGTGCACATGCAATGGGAGCAACTTTAAATGGAAAGCACGCCGGAACGTTTGGTGATTTTGCATGTTTTAGTTTTCATGCGGTAAAAAATTTGGCAATGGGAGATGGCGGGATGTTGGTTTCAATCGAGCATACCCAAAAGATTGAAGAAGCTAAAAAATTACGTTGGTTAGGAATTGATAAAGGTACTTGGGATAGATCGGATCAAAAAAGATATTCATGGGAATATAACATTGCCTCAATCGGGTACAAGTGCCATACTTGCGATATATTAAGCGCAATAGGATTAGAGCAGTTAAAAAAGATTGATTATTTAAACGAACGTAGATTAAAAATTGTTACCGAATACTTTAAACACCTTACAAGTCAAAAGGAAATTAGTACACCACTTGCAGATGATGAGGAATCAAAGTCAAGTTGGCATTTGTTTATTATAATGTTACAAAATGAGGAAACAAGAAATGCACTATCAGATTTTTTGGCTGAAAATAATATTTCAACAAGTGTCCATTACAAGCCTATTCACCTGTTTAAATGTTATGGAGAGGATACACCTACACTTCCAACAAGTGAACAATATTACAAAAAGATTTTAACACTACCCGTATATCCAGAAATGAAAATTATGGATGTTAAATTTATTTGTAAAAAGATAAAGGAGTTTTTTGATAATGCCACACCTTAAAGAAATTTATACTGACGGTTGGTATAAAAAACGTTTAGAGAAAAATGGACGAATAGAAGAGGCGGCAAATATTATTGTGCCATCTTTATACAAAAGATTTTCTCCAGCATCGGTTATTGATTTTGGTTGCGGTGCCTGCAACTTTGCAAATAAATTTAAAAAAGCAGGAACACCAATAGTTGTTGCAGTAGACGGTCCAAGCCATTCAAGCAAATATTCTTCTCCAGAAGTTGTGAGTATTGTTCACGATTTAAAACATCCATTAGTAACAGGAGCTAAATTTGATTTAGTTTTTTGCATGGAAGTTGCCGAACACATAGAAAAAAAGTTTGCAGATGTATTTATAAACAGCTTAATAAGACATTCGACACATAATGGATATTTTGCTTTCACAGCCGCTCCTCCAAGTCAAGGTGGTAGGCATCATGTTAATTGTCAACCATATGAATATTGGATAAAGAAATTTGAAAGAAGGCAATGTTTTTTTGATGACGTTTTAACTAAGGCAATAAAAAACGAATGGAAAAATAAAATAACTAAAGCAACTTGGTACTATAGGAATTTAATGATTTTTCAAAATTTAGGGATGAGCAATGAAATTTAGTTTGTTTATTACATATTTTGAACAAAAGCAATTTTGGCCTTATTGTTTGGAAAGTATTCGTTACCAGACAAGAAAACCGGACGAAATAATTCTAGGCATCGACAGTGATACAGATTCTATTCCAGATTTGCAGGGGTTAAATTTTTCTGTAGTAAGACCATATGGGAAAAATCCGGCACGTTCTGGGAGAGGATTATGCATCAACCAAGCGTTAAAACTTTCTGCTTGTGAAATTATGGTCACCACAGATGCGGATTGTATTTTGCATCCGAGATTGATTGAATACTATGAAAAAATTTACACTTCTCGTTTAACAAAATGGGAGTATACCGTTCATGGCGGTGGCGGAAGGAAACCTTATAGAACAGTTCATGCCGTTAAAAAAAGTGATGTACTTAATCAGATTTTTGTTGGTCCTAGATTTTTCATTCCATTACCAAACAAACTTCCAGAAGTCTCTGGCAATCTCTGGGAAGATGTTGATGGTTTGTCCACCCATGATTACCACGGGTGTAGAGGACGTGAAGGACATGTTGCCAAAATCATGGGTTGTAATATGGCATTTTTTACAAGGCTTTTTAAATATGCACAATTTAAACACGGTCGAGGCCAAGACGAAACTTGGCAAAGAGATTTAGAAAGAAAAAGACCAAAGGTATTCACGGTAAGACCCGCTCCAGATTATTGCTATGTTTTGCATATGGGTCCAAACAATGTTGGTCAATACTGGTAAGGATTTCAGTTTATGAAAAAAAGTGCAAAAACGCAAACTGTTATAGTTACCGGCAATAGTAGATCGGGTACAACGATTGCAACAAAGCTATTAAAAGCAATCGGTGTAAAAATGATTGGTGATTTAGGGATGCATAAAGATAAGTGGGCGCCAACTGGATATGAAGAAAATAGGACTGCGTATAAAATAAATTGTGCCGTCTTTAAAGATACGGGTTATGCTGATTTTTTTAAACAGTGTAAAACTAACCGTATTGCACGTATTAAATCTGCTTTAAAAACTGATATGGAAAAGAAGATCAAAAAATTTGTAAAAGATAAAAAAGGTTTATGGGGGTTTAAAAATCCTGCTTGCGCATATTTGATTGAGCAATGGATACATAATGTAGAAAACCCGTATTTGATTATTACCTCCAGAAATATCTTGAGAAATTCAATAGCAAATTTAAACGTATGGCCAAACAGGTTACACGATTTTCATGAAAGCCTTAAAGTTTCGATTGATATTTTTAACGTTATCCAAAGATCAATAGAAAATATTAAATGTCCAACTTGCTTGATTGATTTTGAGTTGGCAAGATTAGATTATTCCTTAACGATTGATAGACTTTGTACCTTTTTAGACATTGAACTTTCAAAAGAGGAAAAACAAAAGGCATTAAAATTTATTGACAAGCAGATAATACAAAAAGCAACTTCAACAAGTACAGACCCGGTATACATTGTTAATAGGGATGCAGAATGAAAACAAAATATTTAATCTGGTTACCATTCAATCGACAAACTCCAGAGACTTGGAGATGGAAAAAAACGATAGGCAATAAAAACTGGTGGCCGTTAAGAATTGAAACAATGAAAAAATTTACAATTCCAAGTATTCTAAGTCAAGATACAAAAGTTGAAGCAGTTGCCATATTTTCAGAAACAATAAAGCATTATCTTTTACGGGATACGATAGACCTATTGGAACAAAATGGAATTAGTCACTACACGGATACAAGTAGATTAACAAAAGAAGAAAGACTGGAACCGTTTCTTTTCATGCAAAAATTTTTACTGCTAGACAATTTAAAATATGATGCTTTGTGCATGATACGTTTAGACAGTGACGATTTATACCTTAAACATGCCATGACAAAACTTACCAAAGTAGAGCAATCAGAAGGTAAGGTTATTTATTTTGGACAAGGATATGTTTATGATATTGAAAAAAATAAATTGGCAGAGTACAAAAAAAGCCACATGCCTTTTTATGCAACAACATTTACAAAAGAAGCACTCCGGAATTATAAAATGTATTTGGAATATCGTAAAGACTACTCATTAGATTTTAATCATTGGCAGATTACGAAAACAAAAAACAATACTGCATTAGGAAACGGTGCTTGGATACATACATGGAATAATAATAATACAAAAGATGCTACTAACGCTTGGAAAAAATCTCAATACATTGGTAAAGTATTTGATATACAAACAACTCAAAGAATTCTTGGAAAATGTGGAGTAAAAATATGAGTGCAAAACAATACGATAAAAATGATAAAGTAAAAATCAGATGGAGGCAGGAATCCGGGTTTCAAATATGTGGTGAAATTGTAAGCAGGCGTCCGGGTGAAACGGACATTATGCGTTTTAAAGAAGCAAAGGGATTAGAAGTTTGTGGAGTGATTGATATTCTTTGTTTAGAAGAAGAAGCAAAAAAGAACGGAATAATTATTGATAGTGAAATTAAAGTTGTCGGTGAAGATGGCTTTTTTAAAGATACTTATTCACCAAAATATGATGAGAATGAAAGATTAGAAGATGAAGATGATACTTGCATTAATAATAATAGTGATGCTGATTCTAATAGTGAAGACTGGAGGCTAGAAGAATGAGTGTGATAAGTTTAGCACAAGCAAAAGAATATTTAAAAATTGATTATGATGACCAAGATACGGTTATTCAAATGATGATTGACGGTGCTGAAGAATGGCTAGAAAGATTTTGCGGAATATCGTTTTCTACTTCAGATTACGCGGAGAACATTTTTTCAGAAGGTGGTTATAATCTTTGGCCAAAATACAGACCGGTTAATTCTATAACATCTGTTGCATACAATGGTGCAACGGTTGACACCGATGATTATGTTTTAGATGGGAATTCGATAAGAAGAGTTGGAAATAGACGGTGGAAAGAATATTACCAATATACTGTAAGATACAATGCTGGTTATTCAACCGTTCCGGCAGGATTGAAAATGGTAATACTACAATTAATAGCAAAAGCATTTCTAAACGTTGGTGGTAGAGAAAGTGAACAATCAGAAAATTGGAGTGTAAGTTGGGATAATCTGATAGATGGGCAAATAAGACAAATGATACAACCATACATGAGTGGAAGGGTTTTATCGTGAAAACTGAAATACCTTTAAACCGATATAGATCAACAAGAGTCAAAGACGGATATGGAGGATATACGGAAGTGCTTGGTAATGCAAAAGTGATTTATGGGTTTATCCGTGTTGATCAAAATGAAACGATATTAGTAACTAAGAAATTAACAGATGTTAAGGTTGATGACATTATTGAATATGAAAGGAATGAATAAATGCCAATTGAAGTGGATTTATCTCTTGACGGAGTTTTGGCTTTTGACACTGATGGAGAATATCTAACTTTGTTTTTAGATGAGCCGAATAAAGATGTTAATGGGAGATGGTTTGTAGAAAACCCAGAGAGATTATTGATTATACAAAAGATCCAAAATCCATTAGTAATTTTTAAACTAGGTAACAATGAATTAAAAGCCGGAGAAAAAATAAAGTTTATCAATTTGGTTTTTGAGGATAAATAAATAAATGGCAACTCATACATTCAATGCCGCCGATGCAACCATAGTCGACCCGATTTATATTGTGCTTAACGGTGCTGTATTAGCAACAAGAAACCTTGCAGTTTTTACAGGATCAGACTTATCCGATTTTTGTCCACTTGCAATAGATTCCAGAAAAGGAATTTATAATGCTGGAAGATGTTTTTTTGATAATTCAACATATCAACCAAAATTTACGGACGGTCCAAAAGATGGGAAAGGGTTTTTGGCATTGACGGTGGTAAACGTTGCCAATGCTGGTTGGTATCAATTTTTTAGGTTATTACCTGATACATTATGGGTCGGTAATAATACAGACCAAAGCGCAAACGGATTGTATTTAGATTTTGACTTTGAATTTGATACCATTGGTCAAGCGCATAGAATAGGATGCATTAATCCACATCATTTTAATAATGCTAATGCGGTTCCATCGAGTTTATCATTACATAATACACAATATGATTTACGCGGCATTGAAGAAGACAACACCGCGGCAAACTCAGTTAATGTTGGTGCGGGTTTAGCAATTAATACCCATTATTGGGCGCGGGAGACTTTTGGGACTAATAGTATTGTTTTACAAATTTATCCAACAGAAAATGATCGGACAAACGATACAAACGTGATTAGGACTTGCACATGTTCAAATATTGATGTTATGCGGGTTCAGGCTGTTGGCGCGTTTGTTAGATATAACACTGCCGGATCAATTTTAAAAATTTATAATTTTGGTGGAACGATTTGTGATTGGTTTGGACAAAACAAAACCGCAACGTTTAATGCGGTTGATTTAGGTGCATCTGGAGCGTATCTTGATTTGTCCAGCGCAACGGGTACAACAACTGGAAACACAAAAATTGCAATACGGGTTCAGGTTGTTGACGGTGTATGGAGTAATTATTGGTGTGGTGCAACAATAGCAGAACTAGCAGGAAAAATCTACCGGACAAAAATTTATGCATTCCAAATCAAATTAATATTTAATGAATGTGATGGAGCAAATGAGGCAACCTTTACAACTTTTTCGATAGACACGATGTCTGGAGACCCGATAGATTTTCCGGATCAAGTAAATGTTTTGGATACCGATACTGTAAATTATCTTCCAGGTCGTTGGACTCCTGCAACTGCATCAAAATATAAAAATGGTGAGACTTACGGAGTAGATGGAACAAGTGAAACAGGAACTTTTACAGGTTCAAGCAATGATCCAACAACACCAACAGTAGTTGCTGAAGATGCTGGAACAGGAAGCGGTGTTAAAATAACTGCAACTGGTGCTGATGCGGGAACAACACAAATAATTTTTTACAGATTATCAAACACAACAAATAATAGTAATGATTGGACTCAAGCATCACAAACAATTTCTGGTAATGGAAATACTACGGTAACCGGATTAACAGAATGGCAATATTATGAATTTTATATAATCTCATGTAATGGAGTATATCCAGCAGGATTGAAATCACTTCCAGCATTTACAGGAGCAGTTCGAGTTACCGATGGTTCTGAAAAAGAAAGTATATCTCAATATAGAGTAATTGAGGATACATCATTGCCCGGCTCCGAAAGGAAAACTTTTAAACTTAAAAAATTGGATAAGCCAATTTCACCAAATTAAGGGACACGAAATGACAGATAAAAGTTCGCCAGTAAGTGTTGAAGATTGTACTACAAAGCATGAAAAGATTTTGAAAAAAATGGATGAAATAAAAACCGACATTAACATTGGAAATACCACGTTTGCAATTTTGGAATGGCGTTTAAAACTGGTTGAAAAAATTGTGTATGGCGCGGCAACACTTTCATTGATTGCAGTATTAGGTGTTGTCCTTTCCCCAATAACTAAAGGCGATGGTGATAAATTACAGATTGATAAATTATACAAGCAATTGGAAAAAATTGAAAAAAATACATCAAGGCTAAAACCATGAAGCTAACATTTAGAAGTAAAACTTGGTTAGATGCAAAAGGGGTTGAAAAAGCTGTTGGAAAGGCAACTCTTGAACCCTTAGATAAATGCGCCCTTGAAGTTGAAAGAAATGCAAGATTACTTTTATCAAAAGGTGGGGGTGCAAATAAACAACCTTCAGCTCCCGGACAACCTCCACATAAACAGTTAGGGACTCTTTCTGCAAATATTACAAGAGCAAAAACATTAATTAATTCATGGATTGTTGGTATAACCCCGATTAACTGGTACGGAAGAGTTCATGAATTTGGAAGTAGAACACACCCTAAAAGACCGTTTCTACTTCCAGCACTTGTTAAATCAAATAAAAAGTTCCCAGAGTTTTTTAAAAATTTAAAACTAAGGAAAAATTATAAATGATAGCAGAAGCACTTCATACGTTATTGGCAAGCGTTTCAGACATAACAACTAATTTGGCAACGTATCAGTTTACAACTGGAGACGATGATCCGGCTATCTTTTCACAAGTTGACGTTATTCCAGATGATGCAAGTTATCCAGCAATAATAATTGATGGTCCGGATTCTGGGAGTAATGATGGAACGTATAGTTATAAAGGTGGAAATGCTTTTGGTTCAATTCGGATTTATGATGATAGAAAAAAAAGTTCCGTGTTAATTCGGAGTATCGCTTGGGATATTTATCATAATGTCAATCGTGCAAGTTTAACATTTCCGGGGAGTGCTGATTATTATTCAGCCTTTTGTATTGCCGACCCTCCCCAGAAAACGAATGACCCGGATAATTTCCCCGGCTTTTTAATAAACTACAGAGTCAATTTTTTTGAAAGGTAAATAAGAATGAGTAAACATGCTGGTTTTAATTGTACTTTTTCCGTTGGTGGGAATACCATCGGACTTGCAAGGGACGCAACCTTAAACATGACAGCGGATGAAATTGAAGTGACAACATGGGATAATTCTGGCTGGCGTGATAAGATTAGCGGCTTGGCAGAATGGTCTATTGATTTCGAAATTGTAACGGACAGACCTAATACAGAAATTTCAACCATTGAACTTGCGTTTTTGAACAAAACGGATTTATCAAATGTTCGACTACTTGATGGTGATGGTTATGGGTTTACCGGAACAGTCCGTGTAACAACCTACACCAAAAATCATCCAATGGAAGATGCAGTTACTATTAACGTTACTTTCAGCGGTCGAGGAGCACCAACAAGGGTAACAGATGGAAGTTAGTAAATAACTAATCACAACTAGGA